TCCTTTCTCTTATCTGAAGGGATTCAAACCGAATCAGTTCGATGTCCTGCGTCTTCGGACTTGGTTCTCGGGGTTGGGCAAAGTTTGCCCCGTCTCGAATCGTTGCATCTTGGTTCTGGTTCCTACGGCGATGCAGTTGCAGCTTGGTCGGAAAGAGTTCTTTTGAGGACGCTCTTTGATTGGCAGAAGGTTGCGCTTAATGGTCAGTTGACTCATGATGAGAATGGCGACCTTGTGTTTCGTGAGGCGTTGACTAGCTGCGCCAGACAAAATGGAAAATCGGTCGCTCTCACCAGCCTCTGTGGGTACTTTTTAACGGACTGGTCAGCGATGCGGGGAAAACCTATTCACGTTCTTTCCGTTGCCAACAAACTTGATCGCGCGGTTGCAATCTTTAATGAACTTGCTCCGGTACTTGAGGCACAATTCGAAGGTCATGTGACTTGGAGTTACGGACGCAACAAAGTCGAGATGCCAAACGGGTCGACATGGGAAGTCCGCGCTGCAACCCCGAACCTTCACGGCGGAACTTACGATCTGATTGTTGTTGACGAAATCTGGAATGTCTCGGAGGAGGTTTACTTTGATGCGTTGCGCCCGTCACAGATTGCGGTCAAGTCTCCGCTTCTTTCCTCCTGGTCAACTTCAGGCGATGAATCTTCTAAGACAATGCAACGCTTGCGCGAAGCAGCAATTGGCGCAATAGATCAGCAGAAACAAACTCGTCTTTACTTTGCCGAATGGAGTCTTCCGTCGGTTGACCCGAACGACGAAATAAATTGGGGCTACGCCAACCCCGCGCTCGGGCAGACCATTACTCTCGAGGCGTTGCAAGCAGCTGCGGAAACTCCTGATCGTGCAGCGTTCCTTCGAGCGCATCTCAACTTGTGGGTTTCGTCGGCGGACGCTTGGATTCAGCCTGGAGTCTGGGACAAGTTGTTCACCGAATCAAACTGTCCCGCTGGGGGCGTCCTTTGCGTTGACTCAAGTACAGGCGGAGAAAAGTATGTCGGCATCCGTTGCGGACTTACCGAAGAGGGAAACATCATTGCGACTGTCCAGTTCTCCACAGAGTCACTCAAGGAAATGTGGATAAAGATTAACGAGGCAATGGAGGCAGACCCGAAGTTGCGACTGGCAATTACTCCGGCACTCGACCTCCATACGCCAGAAAAGTTAGAACGGCGACGTCAAATCTTCGGCTACGCCGAGGTCTTGAAATTCACGGGTCTCACTCGTTCGCTCATCCTTGAGAAACGCATCTACCACCGAGGCGAAGAACTGCTGGCGACCCACGTCAACCGCGCCGTCCTTGCCAGAGCAAATGGTCAAGTTGTGATCTCGTCGCAAAGAAGCCCCGGACCGATTGAAGCCGCTCGACTTCTTGTCGTCGCAGCAGCTCTTGTTTCCCGCCCGTCAAATACAGGACGCGCAGCAATGGCATTCGGAAGATAGTTGCATTTGCAACAAGTTTGTGAGAGACTCCATCCGTGGCGTTCTTCTCCCGAAAAATCACAACCGCTGAATTTGCATCTTCGCCCGTTAAAGCAGCTGCCGGAGTCGGCATGGCTGGCATCCCTCCGACGTATGCATGGACAAGCGGAGCATTTGAGCAGATCGCCCTTGCTCTTCCGACGGTGTCGAGGGCGAGAGACCTTCTCGCCTCGACCATCTCTGGTCTTGAGTTCCGCCAGTACATCAAACAATGGAACGGTACTGAGTACGAAAAAATCTATGTGCCGAACGAGTCGTGGATGGAGAACCCTGATCCGAAAGTTCCGCGCCAATTTATCCTTGCAAATACGGTGACGGACTTATGGATGACAGGTCGCGCATTCTGGGCGGTCACTTCCCGTAACGCAACAGACGGACGCCCAATGTCTTTTGAATGGCTACCTTCCGCAAACATTCAGACGCCTTCCCAAGTCGGCCCGCAATTTTTTGGAATGCCAAATGAAATTGAGTTCAACGGCATCCAGTTAGACCCGAACGAAATTATCACCTTCCTTGCACCGACAACTGGTCTCATGTACTCAGGTCGACGCGCCGTGAACATCGCAACTCACCTTGACCAGTACGCAGATCGTGCAGCAACAATTGAAACCGTACCTGGTTATCTTCAGCAAACTTCAGCGGGCGAAACAATGTCCGGCGAAGAACTTGGAGACCTCGCTGCGCAATGGGCGCAGGCTCGTCGCGAAGGAAACGTCATCGGCGCACTGAACAATTTCGTAAATTTTGTGGAATACGACCAGAGTCCGTTGGAAACAAACGCTGCGCAACGCGAATACCAAGCACTCGACCTCTCACGAATTTGTTCCGTACCCGCATACCTCGTTTCGGCCCCGACACCAGGCGCGTCAATGACTTATCAAAATGCGTCTCAGGCTCGTCAGGATTTGTGGCTCTTCGGGGCACAAATGCTGGGTACTGCCATCACCTCACGAATCAGCATGAACGACGTCACTGCGCGCGGAAGATTCATTGAGTTTGACACACGAGACCTTCTCGCCATTGGCGAAATGCACGACGCACTTATTGAACCAGAAGTACCAGACCTCGAGGAGATTCCTTCATGATTAAGTTCACCGCCGTCCCCGTCACTCTTGACGCAGCAGCTGGAGAAGATGCACCGCGCACCATTACTGGCATCGCCGTCCCGTGGGACACCGTCGCAACTGTCTCAGGTGGCGAAAAGGTTATGTTCAAGCGCGGAGCCTTTGACTTGAATGCCAAGCCCGCGCGACTTCTCGAAAACCACGACGGACGCCCGATCGGCATTGTCAGCGAACTCGTCGACCTTGACAACGGTCTTGGCTTCCTCGCAACCTTCTCGCGCAGTAAGGCTGCAGATGACGTGGTCGAGCTGATTCAGATGTCCGCTTACGATTCCGTAAGTGTTGGCGCAGTTCCGCAAAAATACAAGTACGACAAAAACGGCGTCATGATCGTCTCGTCCGCTTTGCTTCAAGAATTATCCGTCGTCAGTGTTCCGGCATTTGCCGACGCAATAATTGAAAAAATCGCTGCCTCAGAACCCGACCCAGAAGAAGTCGAAGAAGAGTCAACCGAACCCCAACCCGACACAAGTCTCCAGGAGGAAACAATGTCACAAGAAACCCAAGTCGAAGCCTCCGCGCCCGACACCATTCCAACATCACCAATCTTCGCTTCGGCAAAGAAAGAGTTCAAACTTCCTTCCGCTGGCGAATGGATCTCAGCACAGATGCAAGGTGGCGCAATCGCTGCCGAGTTCAACGCTCGCATCAAAGCCGCTGCTCCAGACGTGACCACCGCTGATCTTGATGGCATCATGCCACTTCCAATTTTGGCTCCCGTGTATTCTGGGATTCAGGGTTTGCGCCCTGTTGTTGATGCAATCGGCGCTCGCCAAATGCCACAATCAGGCAAGGTCTTCATCGTTCCAAAAATCACAACTCATACCTCAATTGGTGGGCCAGAAACACAGAACACCACAATCACCGCTGGTCAGTATGTTGTTGATGACATTCAAATCACCAAGGACATCTACGGCGGATACGTCGAAGTTTCCGAGGCTTCAATTGACTGGAGTTCGCCAGAAGTTCTCACCGGACTCCTTGAGGACATGGGCAAAAAATACGCCCTTGCCACGGACAATGCAGCCGCTGACGCGCTTCTTGCAGGCACTTCACAGACAACCGGCAACGTTGCAACGACCGACCCGACTGACTGGATTGCAAAAGTTTATGCTTGCGCAAACACCATCCTTGCGAACGGCAACTACCTCCCAGATCACTTGTTTGTGTCTGGTGACGTATTCGCGCAGCTTGGACAATTGAGCGGCACAGATGACCGTCCGCTTTTCCCACAGGTTGGGCCAATGAACGCATTCGGTTCAATGAACCCAGGCTCTCGCGAAGCATTCGTGTTTGGTCTTCGTCTCGTTGTTGACACCAACTTTGCAGCAAAGACAACAATCGTTGGTGCAGCTGCAACTGGTGCTTTCCGTTGCTATGAGCAGCAGAAGGGCGCAATCAGCCTGGACAACCCATCGACATTGTCTCGCACAATTGCCTTCCGCGGATACTTCGCACCGAAGATGATTGACGCCAACCAATTCATGAAAATCCCTCAGGCTTAAACCTGAGACACGACAGGGACTGAACGATGGCTACTTACGATCTCGCGTTTCATACGCGCCTCGATGGGTACGCCGTCCTTCAAACCTTCGTTGAGACTGGAATACAAGTCGGAGATTCCGTTGTCATCGCAGGCGCAGGCCACGGATTCTCTGGAACGGCAACCATTGTTTCAACACAAGACTTCGAGTTCATCGGGGTGTCTGACGAGGGCGACCTTGAATTTGACTCCGATGTAATTCGTCTTTACCAGTTCATGTATGTCAACGCAGGCTCGGACTTTACTCGATCTACTGCTACCGGCACAGTCACCTTCACCCCAAGCATCAGTTGGATCACAAACGCAATGGTTCTTGAGTTCTTGGGCATCGACGTTGCAACCGCCAACGACACCGCTTTCATCACCACTTGCGTAGCAGCTGCAAACTCGTACATCTATCGCAAGCGTCGCGAAGCGGGATACACAGATTCGCAGAGCGTTGTTCCAGATGCTGCGGTGAAATTGGGCGGGATTCTTTATGCCTCAACGCTGTATCGCGAACGCGGATCAGCAGACTCATTTGCATCCTTTGACGCAATGTCTTCAATCCCAATCCCGTCAACAATGGGACGCATCATGGCTCTCATCGGCTGCGGAAGACCACAGGTCGCATAATGGCTGCAACAGGAATCCTCGTCGACGCAGTCAACGCCATCAAAACCGCTCTCACCGCTCTCGGTCTCAAACCCGTCACAGATCCCCGAAACGCGCGCCCAATGTCCGTCATGATTGAACTCCCCGTCATGACTTCGTTCACATACAACATCGGCGACTTTCGGATTCCCGTCCGAGTCTTGGCAGCTCCTCCAGGCAATCAAGACTCTGGCGACTATCTCATGTCAACAGTTGACACCATCATGAACTCGTCCATCGCAGTCATCGACGCCCGTCCAGGCAACGCGGTCTACGGTGGACAAGACATACCCACATACGACCTCACGGTGGCAATCGCCGTGAAGAGAAACTAAGGAGCCACCAATGGCAACATCAACATTCCTCGCAGGTGCTACCTGCACAATTACTCCTTCTGGCGGTACCCCATACGACGTATCGGATCAACTGTCAAAATGTGAGGTCATGGTTGGCTTTGATATTTTGGACAGCACTTCGCTGGCAGATACAGGTCATCGTGGAACAAAAGGATTGCAGACCGTCGCAGTAAACCTCGACCTCTTCCTTTCATACGGCGTCGGAGAAATTGAAACACTGCTTGCAGCAATCAACACCGCTGGATCATGCACAATTGTTGTCTCCCCATCAGGCACAACAGAAGGACCGAGCAATCCGGAATACACGATAGATAATGCAACACTTTCCGCAGCACCTGTCATCATGAGTACGGTGGGGACCCTTGCGGTCGCCTCAATCAGCCTGACCAACGGTACTTGGGTACGAGACATCGTCTAAAAAATAGAAGAGGGAAACATGAAAATCCAGTTACAAGTAACACCAATAGACGGAGACCCGTATGAAGTCGAAACGAATCTTTTCGTTATCGTCGCATGGGAGCGCAAATTCAAGAAGCAGGCGTCAATGCTTGCCAACGGAATCGGCGCAGAGGATCTCGCGTTCTTTGCATTTGAATCTGCTCGAGCTGCGGGAATCACAACCCCGCTTGCTTTCGACGAGTTCATTAAGAAGACCAAGTCCATTGACGTCGTTGGGACGGAACAAGCAGTCCCCACCGAGCCGGCAGTTTCCGCCGGTCATTAGCAGAACTACTCGTCGAGACCGGATACTGGCTTCCCGACATCCCATTCGACACAGAGGATCTCTTTACGGCATTCGATGTGATGAACCAAAAACAGAAAGCGCAACGGTCTAGAAGATGACAACCAACACATCCATTGAAGTCGTTGGTCTCAAAGAGGCAATCCGTTCGCTGAACAAGGTTGAGCCTGGACTGCGCAAAGAGTTTGTCGCACAGGCAACCGTTATCGCGCAACCTGCAATTCAAGAAGTCCAAAGGGGCTACACAAAAGTTCCTCTTTCGGGCATGGCTCGCAAATGGGAACAAAATGGAAAAAAGATATTTCCGTTTTCTGTGGCGCGCGCAATCTCAGGAGTCAAATTGAAAGTCGACGCTTCTCGAGAGGCAACTTCCCTGATCTACATAACTCAGACCAATGTCGCAGCTGCGGTCTTTGAAGCAGCGGGACGCACCAACCCAAATAGCCTCGGAGATTCACTTGGCGACATTCGTCCAGGCACAACTCGAGTCCTCGGTCCGGCAGTCTTTCGCAAACGAAAAGAGATTGAGCGCGAAATGTTAAAAGCTTCAATGGACGCAATCAAACTCGTACAGAGAGAACTCAACTAATGGCACTTGCAATTCCCATCATCTCAACCTTCGACGGCAAAGGAGTCACATCCGCCATCAAGGAATTCAAGAATCTTGAGACCAATGGCGAGCGCGCGCATCTGGCGATCACAAAGGCAGCACTCCCCGCAGCAGCTGCACTTGCAGGACTCACGGCAGGACTCGGACTTGCAGTCAAGGCAGCAGCCGAAGACGAAGCAGCACAACAAGCCCTCGCCAGTCAGATTCAACGCACCACAGGCGCAACCGACGCACAGATTGCAGCCAACGAAGATTGGATATCGGTTCAAGGCAAATTGCTCGGAGTAACAGACGACGAACTTCGTCCGGCACTTGCTGGCCTTATTCGCGCAACTGGCGACATCACCGAAGCACAAAAGGCAGCGGGTCTTGCAATGGACGTCGCAGCTGCAAAAGGCGTCTCACTTGAGACCGTGACCAAGACTCTCGAAAAGGCATACGGCGGGAACTTCACCGCGCTTGCAAAATTGTCTCCAGAACTTCGCGACATGATCAAGGCAGGAGCCTCACTCGATGAAGTAACTAAGGCAATGGCGGAGACATTCGGTGGTGCAGCATCAGACGCAGCCGACACCGCAGCAGGCAAATTTGCCAGAATGAAAGTTGCCCTTGACGAAACAAAAGAGGCAATCGGCGCGGCTCTCATGCCTGCGATTGAAGCCATCCTGCCAGTCCTGCTCAAGTTCTCTCAATGGGCATCAGACCACCCAAAAGTTTTCCTTGCCATCGCAACCGCAGTCGCAGCAATTGCAGCTGCAATCGTGACGTACACCGCAGCAACAAAGATTGCAGTTGTCGCCAACGCTCTTCTTGCAACATCATTCACCGCTCTTCAAGTCGCCACAGGACTTATCGTGTTCACCGCAATCATCGCCGGACTAGTTCTGTTGTATGCACGTTTTTCGTGGTTCCGCGACGGAGTCAAAACCCTTGTCAACGGCATCTCTGACTATTTTGAGTTCATGGCAAATAACTGGATTAAGGCAAGCAACATCATTATCAAGGGAATCAACTTGATTAGCCCGTTCAAAGACATCCCCCAAATGGGAGAAGTCAATTTCGGTCGTATGGGCGGAGGCGGAGGAAGCGCAAATGCACCGTCAGCAATTCCCGAATTTGTTGCTCCGTTCACAGGACTTGTAGATGCGACTCCGTCCCCTGGCAAGCCTCAAAAAGTTACCGAAGCCCCAACAGTCTTTGACAACACCGATGGCAACGCAGGAGGGTTTGCTAACGCAGGCATTGGCGGTATCGGACCATTTGACAACCTCGTCATCAACCTTGACACCTCAGGATCACTTATCTCATCGCCTGCAACCATTGGTCAAGACATCATCGACGCCATTCTTGCAGCACAACGCGACTCGGGCGTCGTATTCGCTCCGGCAGCAACTTTCTAATGACTGTCCCTACCTATCAAGTTCTGGTCGGGTTCCAGACGACCACAGGATTCGGTCAACCCTTCCAACTCGATGACGCGGTTTTCGGTCTTCTGAACACAGGCACCCTTGGCGGTCTCGCATACGCAGACCTCACTTCAATTGTGATGTCGGTCAACATCAGGCGCGGACGCAACCGCCAACTTGATCAGTTCAACGCAGGAACTGCACAGGTCGTCTTCAACAACAACTCCCGCATCCTTGACCCGCTCAACACCGCCTCGATCTATTACCCGTTTGTGTTGCCTCGCGCCCCAATCATCATTTACGCCAACGGGACGCCTATCTACACAGGCTTTGTCGAGGACTGGAACCTTGACTATCAAAACGCGAACCAGGGCAGAATGGTTGCTAGATGCGTTGACACCTTCGGCACCCTTGCCAATCAGCAACTAAACGCTTTTACCCCGTCCGCACAGACTTCAGGCTTGCGCGTAGACGCCGTCCTAGACCGTCCAGAGGTTGCCTATCAAGGCGCAAGGTCTATCGGTACAGGGTCGTCAACTCTGGGGGCTTACGCGGTCTCTCAGGACACAAACGTCCTCAACTATCTTCAGCAAGTCAACACCTCCGAGCAGGGCTACCTTTACACCTCAGCCGACGGAACTCTTACCTTCAAGGGCAGGTCAAGCGTTCTAAACCCCGTCGCAGGGGCATCGTTCACGACCAACGGCACAGGCATTCCGTACATGAGCCTTGTCAACCAGTACGGATCAGAGCTGCTTTACAACTACATCGTCACGCAGTCACCCGCAGGAGCTGCACAGACCAACTTTGACTCGACGTCAATTTCGTTGTATCAAGCGCAAAACTACAACCTTCTTCAGCTGCTCAACTCAACAACAACAGAAGTCAACGGTCTCGGCGCGTACCTTCTTGGTAAATACCGCAACCCTGTCGTTCGTTTTACAGGCGTTTCTTGCGAACTTGCAGCACTCACAGCTGCGCAATGGGCAACCATTTTCGCCATTGACCTCACGTCAATCGTCACGGTTCAAAAGGACTACAACACCGGAACTCCAACATCAGAATCGCAGACCCTGATCACTTCAGGAATAGAACACCGAATCGTTCCAGGGTCTCACATTGTTTCGTACACTTTTGAAAGCACAGACGGCAACCAATACATGACCCTCAATGACAGCATCTTCGGAACGCTCGATAATAACCTTCTTAGTTTCTAGAAAGGAAACAACAAAATGCCAGACCAGACATTTACATCAGGACAAATACTCACAGCTGCGCAAATGACAAGTTTGCAATCCAACACAGGATTGGTTGCCATGACTCCATCTTCTGTCAGCGGAACAGGCGTATCGCTTTCGGGCAACACCGCAACAATCACCGCTGCAAGCACTGCGTCAATTATTGGATGTTTTACTTCGGCTTTTACCAACTACGTCATGGTCTATAACCTGACCGCAACAT